ATAAAGCTTTTTCTTTTTTTTTTATATAACTTAAAACCAAATCTCTGTAAACATATTCCTTTTCGCAATCTATATTATTCCAACATCCATAAAATAAAAACCTTGACATCCTATTATAATAATTACAAATATAAATGATGTAAATTCTTGTCATAGTCATTAACGTTATTATATTTACAATATTTATCATAAAAAAATATTGATACGGTATATGGTAAGGTTATTTTTACAGAATCTGTTGGAACATATCTCATCATATTTACCCAAGAAATAATATTATTTATAGCTCTTTTTAAATTTCTCACACCATCTTCTTTGGGCACATTATTAATAATATGTTTTAATATTTCATTATTAAAAATAATATCACCAATATTTAAGTTATATTGTTTTAAAATTTCCGGAACAATATAATCTTTTGCCAATACTAATTTTTCATCATTAGAATATCCAGGTACATTTATAACTATCATTCTATCTTTTAAAATTGGATTTATTAATTCTTCATCATTGTAGGTAAATATTATCATCGATCTTGATATATTAAAATCAATTTCTTCAAAATATCTATCATTATACTTATCGTTTTGTACAGGATCTGTAATATGTATTAAAGTATTTATAATTTCTTGACCTCTATATGTATTTGAAACCTTATCTAATTCATCAAATAAAAACAATGGATTCATTATCCCAGTTTTCATTAAAGACTCGCACATTTTTCCATATGTTGCCCCCTCGTATGTATAAGAATGTCCTCTCAAAAAAGACGAATCATCTGTTCCTCCAAGTGAAATAAATGCATTTGGATAATTTAATGCATTACAAATACCTTCTTTTATTAATTTGGTTTTACCAACTCCTGCACTACCTTGTATACCAATAATATAGCCATTTGCCTTTGGAAAAGAAACTTGTTGCGCTAATACTCTTATTATTTGTTCCTTTGCATCCTTGTGTCCAAATACAGTATCTTCCATTTTCTGCCTTATTCCATTTAGAAAATCGCAGATTTTTTCATTTCCATCACTTATCTTTATAGGTATTTCATAATAATTATTGAATGGTATATTATTCAAAGATGATAGCCAATTATTTAATTTATTATATTCACTAGAACATGGTGACATATTATTAAAACTATCTATTTTTGCAATGATACTCTTTTTTGTTTTTTCATTTATATTTAAATTAAGTATTTTAAACCGCATAGGCATACTTGATAATTTATTGTCATTTATTGCATCTTCCCTTAATTTTATTTTATCTTTTTCCTCATCGGATAAATTATCAAAATATTTTTTCTCTATTGTTGTATATTTATTATAAAAATCGTATTTCTTCTTTTGTATTTTATTTTTAACAGATTTTTTTTGCGGATTTAATATTAAAAAAAACTTTTGTTTTCTATCATGCTCTTCTTCATAATGTTTATTAAAGAATCCACCAGAAGGTCCATTCGGAGGATTTATTACCTCATTGATTTCATCTTCATAATCATCATAAATATCATCGTCTTCGTCAATGTCGTCATCGCTACTAGTACTATGAATATTATAACTCGGATCATTTTCTGAATTTTCTTCACATGATATTTCGGTTGATTCACTGCTATTTGAATTATTTTTATCTTCTTTCTTCATTGCGTATTTATATAATATATAATTAATATATGTTTTAAATAATAAAAAAAATCAAGAGTACTCTATTTTAAATCGGTATATTGGGATTTATTTTCTTTCCCCCAATAAACATTATTAGATTTTGTTCTTACAACAGCATTAGAATATATTAAGTAGTAAGCGAATATAACTACTAATATAAATGTGCCAACGAATGCTATATTTTCCATATATTTATTATCGGTATATAAATTAATTGTAAATAATGCTGTTATTGCTAAACCGGCCATTAACACTGTTTTAATATAAACGCCATAAACCGAAGCGCTATATTTTAGTAAATCTATATGCATTAATGAACCGTCGGCTTCACTACTTAATATACTATTTACTCTGGCGCGCCTAGCTCTTTCACTAGATGCATTTCCCAATAGTGTCGTATAAGCAGAAGTTGCATCGCCTTGACCCACACTAACATTTGCCAATTCAACCGCTTTTATAATTTTACTATTTAATAGCAATAATTGATTATTTACATAAGTTACTTTTTTACTAGGGTAATCATTATTTCCATCAGCAGTAAATTCTGTTGTTGAGCTGCCGGTGCTGGGGATTACCATTAAATTTACATTAGAGAATTTTTCAACAATATTTGCTGTTGTAAAATTTTCAATATATAATACACCTAATATATAATAGGTTACTACCTGCAATACTACTATTCCAAAACATACACTAGATACAAGTTTAATTACAGGCTTCTCCATTTTCATAGAATAAGTTAATCCTAATGTAATTATTATCCCAACTAACAATACTACATAAGATATTAGTTGATAATATAATACGTTATTTTTTGACTTATTTAAATCATATAATGTTTTAATATTTTGAATTTTCGATTGATTGGAATTTATTTGATAGTTTATGTTATTAATAGCATCAACATTATTAATATATCCAGTTTTATAATCAAGTGGTTTCTTAATAGTAATTCTAACCTTATTATCAAAACCGGCGGTGCTATTTCCTTCGGCATGAAAATATACGTAGCTACCTTTATCAAAACTCCCAAAATAGTCACTAGAATTTGTGGCACTACCTAGAACCGCGCCACTACTATCAAATAATGTTACATATTCGTATGGCAATGGCAATACAGGAACATCTTTTAATGCCTCATCATTTTGCGCAGGATATAGAAGTCTGGCACTTATTATAAATTCAAGTAGTTCGTCGCTCCCCCCACTAGATTGAATACCCTCTATTGGATATGAAGAATTATTTATAGTTATCATATGCGTGTTTGCGATTCCCATTTTTTTATCAATTAATTGATTTTTTACTGCAATAGGTAGCTCACTTCCTTTAATGCTACTTACCTTAAACGAGGTGTCGCCGCTTAACCTTCCATCGTCGACATAATATATTTCCGTATCATATGAACCGGCTTTAACATAGAAATTATTGGTAAAAATAGCAGTTGCGCTGTTGGTCACTGCCCCATTGTCAGTCTCATAGCTAGTCTTTGTATCCTTGAATAGTTTTGTCCTAGTTCTTATTAGCATAGTTCTATCGGTTAAAACCTCAGCAATAAATCCTTTTTCTGATATATCAAACTCGTCTTCTTTTGATATATTAGCGGCTTTTGCACTCTTCATATGTAGGCTTGAAACATCATCTATTATATTCGCAATAAATGTAGTGTTCGCAGTATGTGCTAATCCAAACACTGAATTAGCAGCATCAGACCCGGCGACCGCCCCGCCTGTACCAACTAATTTAATATTACCAACGACACTATCGCGATTTGTACCATCATCGAATATATATGTAGATTGCTCTAATATTTCTGCTTTTGTTAAATATTTAATACCATACCCTGTTGAATTTGCTTCGGTTGTTGAATTGTATACTGTAAAATCACAAGAAGATGGAGCGACATTTCCCGCGGCGCAGCCCGTGTCAATCTGTGTAATTTTATTATGAACACTATTATATAATAAATTTCCAGTTGTTATAGCAATATAGAAATATTGTTTAATAACCTTAAAGAATTTTAATAATCCCGATATTTGTGTTTTTCTAGTTACTAAGTTCAATTTAATTATTGCGTTCAAAAAATCTTCTAATAATCTTTTATTGCGTACAATAAGAGCGTCTTCTATTTGAGAGTGAGCGGCTGATATGGGTGAATTATCAATATCATCCAAATAAATATCTTCGCTAGTAGGGGGCTGTTTAATTACACTCCTTCCATCTGGTAATATTTTTATAACTATACCAGATAATGTATCGGTAGAGCCGTCGTTTGCTGAATTTCTAATCATATTATTCACAATCAATCCGCCGCTCGCTGAGCTTGCCGGAGAAATTGTTATTTCGTCACCTTGACTCGCGGCCCCCACCACATTTCTTCCATAACCATTATATTTTACACGTAAATCCTTAAATAATTTATTGGTAGCGGTTGAAGTGTTATCTGCATCCGATTCATAAGAATCAATTGATAAAAATAGGGTTGATTCGCTCATTTTGTTGGCCCCAGTATCTCCATCAACCCAATATCCATAATTATCAGGCGGACTTGTCGTGTAGTCCCTTGCATTTTTATTAACAATTATTATATTATTTACATTTTTTTTTAAATGTTTTATATTATTTGTGTTGTTTAGAAAATTTTCATATGCTTCTAAAATATCTATAAAAACATTGACAAGATTCATACTAGAAATCAAATTAAAAATATTATCCTTATTGCTAGTAATTCCTACATGTGCGGCACCATTTAGCAAGGTGCCTTTTGCAAACTTCAAATATCCCTTTGTTTTTCCTAGATTATCAATATTAGCAATATCTCCATTTACTTCCATAATATTAATTTTCGTATAAATTGCTTGATTTATTAAGTCAGTAAATGAATCTTTATTTATGTCATACGTTGCGTTTGCCACAACAGCTTCATTTGCATCTAAGGCTTGACCATATAATGTTGTTTTTTTATCGTTTATTAATAGAGTATCAACAATTTCTTCATTAGTTATATCTTTGTAAATTTTTTTTATAAATGGAGCCTTTGAAGTAATAGAATTATCAATATCAATATATTTAACATACATATTTCCTAATAATTCAAGAACCTCTTTATAGTTGTCATTACGAACAGCCATGCTTATATTATGTATAATCTCTTCTATAATAATATATATATTTATTTAAAAACAAGATCTATAATAAAACGAAACACCGCTATTTTCATTATATCTGACTATTTTAACAATATCACCTTGTTTGATACCAAGCCATTTAGCGATTGGGTCATTATGTAAAATAATTGGCATATATAATTTGCTTTTAATCATATATTCTTTCATAAATTCTGCCGCTTCTGTTTCAGTAAGCTTAATATGTTTTGGTACATATTCGTGTTTTGTTGGATTGAGCATTATTTGTTGTGCATGAAAGTACTGCAAATGTCCTTTATTTTTTTGAAACATTTTATCGTATTTATTTAATTGAGAAATAATTGGCTGAGATATAGTATCATTATTAAATATAAGTATAACATTTTTCATATTACCATATTTTGCTATAAAGTTTTCATTATCGGTATCACACATTTTAAGTTCATCGATTATAAACTTTCTTAATTTTTTAGTCAATGCGAATATTACAGTTGTATTAGAGGTTTGTAATTCTATAACATTTCTATCATTTTCATATTCCTCTTTATCAATAGATAATCTATGCTCTTCGAACAATGAGATATCATCGCCGCGTTCAGTTAACATATCTTTTAAATTAGTGATAATACTTTCGATATCCATTTTAATATTATAGAAGGGTGTTAATCTTATATTATAGTATATAAAAAAATCAATTTTTATTTTTTATTCAATTGGCTTTCTGCCATTTTAATAATTTCGGGGTCAATGTAGTTTTTCTTACAGACAGCATATGTATTGTGGAGTTTTAATGCGGTATCTTCGATAGATTTTTTTATAGGATTTTTTGCGTCAATATTCAATTTAAAAAATTTCATAAATAGCGTGTTAGCATTAAGTGTTCTTAAATCTTTTGTAGTAATTTTTAAATTAAATTTTTTATAAAAATTATATAAATATTTATTAACATCATTTGATGTTACAGTTTTATCATTATGTTTAAATATATATTCATCGTCTCCGATATCTTTTATTCGATTAAAAAAGAAATTATAAATCTCCTTATTTTTACATATGGCAACATTTCTAACATTTTTTTTACCTATAAAATCTATTTTAATAAATTTGTTTTCTATGAAAATATGTTTTTTTTTTAATGTTGTTAATCCATATGAATTATTATCTATTTCGTATTTTTTATTACCTATTCTAAATCCACAATCTATTATTAAAGTAATAATTATTGCATATATCTTATCAACAACGTCGCGGTTAATATCTTTTTTAATTTTTCTTTTTAATCTGGAAAAATACTTTATTGATTGCTTGATTTTTTGAAATTTTATATTATTTTGACTTAATATAAATTTAGGATGATATATAACCTGTTTTCTATTTTTTGAATCATATCCGTATGCGATTATTTTCTTACCATTAATTATTGTAACATTATCGTATGCTGGTGGTATTTTAAGAGATTTAAAAAAATCTAATTGTTTTTCATCGGTTATTTCGCTATTTCTATTAAAATATTTAAATCCTGTTTTATAGGTACCTATTCTTTGTACCTTCATTCTAATTATTATTGATATCTTTAAAATGCAGTATAAAATGATATAAACAAAAGATTATATAGATATCCATAAACTAAATAAGATATATAATGCCCGTTGCCAAGAAAGTCGCCACCACTACTGTTGAAACACCTGTTAAAGCCGGTAAAAAACCCGTTGCCGTAAAAGTACCTGTAATTAAAGCCACTGATGCCGTTAAACCAGTACCTGTTGAAAAGGTTGTTGATGCTGTAAAATCCGAAGTTGTTCAGGCGGTAACTCCCCAAGAAAATGCACTCCAAAGCATTATTGAAAAAGTAAACACATTTGTGGTAATGGGTAAAGAACTACAAGGTCAACTTAAAGTCCTCAGCAAGGATTGGGACAAGCAACAAAAAATCATTGATAAGGTTCAAAAGAAACGTCAAAATGCTAAAAACTCCCCTTCTGGTTTTGCTAAACCAAACAAGATTTCTGATGAACTTTGTGATTTCATTGGGGAGCCTCGTGGCACAGAGAAATCTCGCACTGATATTACCCGTTTTATCAATGCGTATATCAAAGAACATAGTCTTAACAAACCTGAAAACAAACGTTTCATTCTTCCAGATGATAAACTACGTAAAATCCTAAATGTTGATGCTAAGGAAGAAATCAACTACTTCATTCTTCAAAAACTAATCTCTCACCACTTCCCTCCATCTGCTAGTAAACTAGCTGCCGCTGCTGCTGCCGCCGCTGCTAAATAAATTAAAAATTGATATAAGATTATTTTTATATAATACATTAATTCCAATAATGTCTTACACTAAAACAACAAATGGTGCTACTTCTCTCAAAACTACTGGTAGCAATATTGTCGATTATTTCATGATGTTCTCTCGCGATTTGGATAAAAAGGTAAGTTATGAATATTTGGAGAAATGTTGGAATGATGATCCTAAAAAAACGGTTGCAATCATTTTCAATGGACGCGATAGAGTAAATGGAAAAAAAGAAAAGAAGGTATCAAACCAGGCTATGATGTGGCTACGAACATATAAGTTTGCAACATATTGTGATAACCTTACAAATTATGTTGATAATTATGGATGCTGGAAGGACTTGCTATATATCACATATTATAATTGTAAAAATTCTATTGACAGGAGCTATGAACTAAAATTGTTTTCAAGCAAGCTATTAAATGATAAGCTATTACTTGAAGACAATAATAGTGTTTCTCTTTGTGCTAAATGGGCCCCAAGTGAAAATGATAGAAATGATAAAAGGAAACATATGGCCAAGCGTGTTGCCACGGAAATTTATGGATTAGATGATGATAAGCGAATGGAAAAATATCGCAAAGAGATTATTGTCCCGCTTAGAAAGAAAATCAATATCGTAGAATCCTTAATGTGTAGTGACAGATGGGGTGAAATCAAATATGAAGCCGTCCCAGGAGTAGCATCAAAAAGGCTTCTCAATGCTTTTATGAAACATGACGAACAAAGATATAGTCAATATTTGTCTGACGTTAGAAGTGGTAAAGCGGAAATTAAAGTAACAGGTATTTTGCCCCATGAATTGTCCAAATATTATATTGATACAAAACATAATGATGATTATGGACCAAATGAAACAATTGAATTGCAATGGAGAACTATTCTAGAAAATGTTAAAAAATCTGGCAACTTTGATAATTCATTGGCCATTGTTGATTTGTC